CGATCTAGTCGGTTAAGAAATGGTTTGGGACCTTTGGGAGTTATTAATTCCCTAGGCCCGGACCCGCTCAGCCGTCTTATTGCGCAATCAGGTAAGAAAGTCCTTCATAGCGACGCCCAACCTCCTCTCACGAGGAGTCTAGGGGGACCGTTTGTTCTTTGTTCGCAAAGACACTCGGGTATCCAAGAGTGCCTCTGTCCCGTAAGGTGGGTCTACCCCGAGTTCCTAATTGTTTCCCAGAAACTCCATAGCAAGGACCCGTTTAACGAGGGGCTAGCTCGAGCATACCTTCTTGATTTTCAAGGAGAGACTGCCAGACTTCCCCGCTATGGTCTACTTCCCTTTCAATTTATGGTGTTGCTCCAATATGCGCTGTTTGGGCCCCCGACGCCAAGCCAGACCTAGGAGTGACACACGTAACTTCAGCATCTTGTGCAGTTTAGCCCTTTTCAGGGTACTAAACTGTGGAACAAGAGCCTCAGGCAGAGGCATGGCTCCCACATCAGACATGGCATACGTCCAGATTGGTACAATCTTCTCTAGAAGGGTTAATAATCCTTTGGAGTTGAGACTGCCCACCTGGAGGTAGGACCCTATGGAGTCGAGAGCTTTTAGCTCCCGACCCCGATCACTGATAGCCATTGCACGTTGTGCAGATAGAAACGGGGCAAGCCCCATTTCCATCATGCCCGCCCACAATCGGGACGACCGCCCTCTAGAGACCCCCAGTCCTCGGACTATGGCCTCATCGAGGAAGGCTTTTGCAGCTTTGGCATGTGATCCAGCAAATTCCTTGATGGAATCCCCTAAACGTCGTGACGTAGCCTTCACCCTCCGCTCTGTTATTGGCGTATTGACTAGATTCTCGTCTAGCCGTACGGCCGTACTAGTTGGCGAAAAGATGGAGAGAAACGGCTTCGCAAAGGGGGCCCCAGGAAGGAATAAAGCAGTGAGAAGATTCGCCGCACGGGTATTCCCGAGATCAGCTAACTTAGCGGTCAGTTTTCCTACGACCCGGTACCCCTTTGAATACGCTCTAATCGCGTCTGAAAGTCTAAGTAGAGTGTTGACGGACTTCGCCCGCTGAACAAATTCCACGTATGCCGGAAGTGACCCTAGGGCCACCCAGTATTCGCGGACTGACAGTGGCGAAGCATCTTCGCCTCTATAATAAAACTTCTTAGCGAACTCGAACGTCCCATTGGAGGATGTGAGGGACTTCGCGAGACCGATTGTGATCCCGAGAGCCTCACATGTTTCCCGGTATCGTCTAGCTACCGCCTTTCCGAGGATGACAATGTCATCCCCTAGGACTGCGTAGAACGGATACCAACCGCGGTGACCAGCCTTATAGGCTGCGAACTGGACCAGGAAATGATGTACAAGGGCTAACATTGCCCAACTCGAGTAAGCACCCATCGGCTGACCCACCTTGTACCTGAGGGCGGCTCCACCCCGTCCACACCGCGCTTTTAAACGCAAAGTGTGATAAGGGATTCCTACAAGGATCGTCTTCCAGCTTTTCGCTAGAGGACCACCCAAGAGGTTTGATAAGAGCCTAACCTGTAGGTCAATTGGGATCCGATCGGTTGCTGCCTTCAAGTCGAACGAGTACACGTGCGCCTGTCCCGTCGTCTCCAACATTCTCTTAACTTCATTCGCAAGGAGCACCAGCGGTTTACGCTGGTCATGAGTCCCATCCTGAGGGATGAGAGCCAACCGTTTGAAGAGTTCAGAATGGAGGGGATACAATAGGCATTGTACCCACCATGTTACCATGGCTACGACTCGCACTTTCCCCGCGGGTTCGGGTATGGCATGGAGCCGACCCAGAACGAGGTACCGAGACCATGAACTTAGCTTTAAGAAGTTTGTTGACTTCTCGCGTACTTCATCGGTCTCCCGCTCCACCAGTGAGAGAATTACATCGAGTGCCCGCGTAAAGACGCT